CAAATGGACTTGGCTGGGGTTGGGTGGCTACCCGGAGTTTTCCGCCAAGCGCGCCCGGGAGAAAGCCGGCGAGGCGCTGGAAATGCTTGAGCGCGGGATTGACCCGGGCAACCACAAGCAGGCAGCGAAGAAAGCAGTCGAGGTCGCAACGGCAAGTACCTTCCGCGCCATGGCCACCGCCTGGCTTGAGAAAAAGGAAAGGGATGGCCGCTCAGATTCAACCCTCGATAAAATCCGCACCTACCTGGACAAAGACATTTTCCCGGCCCTAGGTGACCTGCAGGTCAGCGCGGTTACCCGCCGGCATTGTGCCGACTTGCTGGCCAGTATCGAGGAACGCCAGGCGTTCAACGTTGCGAAGAAAACCCGGGGGTGGCTGAAAGAGATATTCAGCCAGGCCGTGGCCAAGGGGATGATGGAGTACAACCCAGCGTCGGAACTGCTGGTGATCGCCGCCGAGGCCCCGCCCACCAAGCAATACCCACACCTGCTGGAACATGAGCTGCCGGAATTCATGCAGGCCATGCAGCGATCACCGAGTCGACTCATTGCCCGTACTGCTGCGTGGCTCACGCTCTGGACTGCCTCCAGGCCCGGGATGGCCAGGTGGGCCGAGTGGGTGGACTTCGATCTTGATGCTGCGGTGTGGAGTGTATCGGCCGCCAAAATGAAGATGGACCGGGATATCCTTATCCCGCTGTCGACGCAGGCGGTCGCTGCGCTGCGGGATCTGCACGAGCTGACCGGGCGAAGCCGCTACCTGTTCCCCGGCAACGGCCAGGTAACTCCGGTTATCAGCGAGAACACCATCAACAAGGTGTTTGCGCTGGTTGGGTATAAGGGGAAGTTGGTTGGGCACGGGACGCGCCACACAGCCAGCACACTGCTGCGGGACCACGGATGGGAGAAGGACCACGTTGAAATGCAGTTGGCCCATAAGGAGGCGGGTATAAGCGGGGTCTACAACAAAGCCAAGTACCTGGCCCAGCGCCGACACATGATGCAGTGGTATGCCGACTACTTGGACGCACTCAGGGACGGCATTACGGAAGAGCAGCGAGCGAAATTCGCAGCAATGGTGAATAAGAGGTAATCGGCGTCCCTGCCGAACGAACACCCTCCCCACAATACCGCAGATGGCATGATGAACTCTGTTCAGCGCGTAACTACATCCTGGCGCGACTCACCTGCACACAGCTCAACTCTTTTTGGTGACAGACGCCCCCTTATGAATCGCTGCATTGGCACCTCAAAATAGTGATAGCTGGCTAGGCACACCGGCACAAGTATCGAAAAAAACAACAGAATCGAATATCCGCTATAAAAAAACTCAGGATCAATTCCAAGGCACACTGAAATAACAAAAAATAATATCTGCAATGGAAAGTGGAGAAGATATGAAGAGTAACTTAAATTACCAATAAATGAGAGCTTTTTCCCAATGCCGCCGACCCACGTTTCAAGTAGAGCCAAAGCGATTATTGAGCAAGGAAAAACAAATCCGCCAAGCACAACCTGATAAACCCTATAAATAATTCCAGGAATACGAGTCTGGAATGAAGCCGGAACAACTTGCGATAGAATCTCACTGAGTGCGACAGAGAAGAAAGAACATCTATACTCAATAGCCACGCCCACCCACAAAAAAACCGTAATTACTGTAACTATGCAAGTTAAAATCTTTTCAAATCTACATTCTGCGATCTTGGAATAAGCCAAGAATGCGATAGCCCCAATAAAAAAAGAAAACAACCCTCGACCTATTTCGGCATCAACCTCATTCACCAGAAGCCCTATAACAGCGCAAATTGCAGATAAAAAATATCTTCGCTTAAAGATCAGGCACACGGCAAAGAAAACAATATACAAAATAACTTCCACAGACACTGACCATATAGGCCCATTAAACGAGTAGCCATGTGCAGCAACCCAGCTTGTAGCCATAAACAAACTCAGAATCGCTTGATACAAACCGTTATTTTCGTAAACAAAAAAACTACCAAACCTTGACTGTATAAAAAACTGCGCAATAAGCACAAACAAGAATGTTGCGGCGTGAAGTGGGTACAGCCTTGAAAATCGCATAACAAAGAAGCTAAATCCAGATATGCGCTTGCTTGCGACAGATTCCGCATACAGCCAAAAAAACACAAACCCGGACAATGAAAAAAAGAAATCTACCGCCCTCCATCCGTCATGATAAAAAATAGAAAGTGCAGAATAAAAAGGCTGATCCTCCATCCTATAAGCCGAAGAAACCCCACCGACATACAAAAGATGCTGCCAGTGCCAAAGCACAACAACCAGCGCAGCCAATCCCCTGACAATGTCAAGGGAGTATAGATGCTTTGGCAGCTGATTTTTATAAAACATACTCTTCCCTGATCGTGATTGCGCAAATACATTCAGGAAATATTACAGTACATTCAATTAATCATGAAGTGGTTTCAAGCTCACCAGCACGTCATACGCCGCTTCGCACGTCAGACCCCTTGACCGGCTTTGATCAGCATCTGCCGCCAGGATTCCCGCTCGTTCATCAGTGCGCCGGAGCACGTCGGCAAGCACTCGGGCGGCGTTGGCAGCTGCCTTGCTTGCGGCGGAAGTGCAGGAATTGCCGCGGCTTTCACTGGCTGCGAGTCGGTTGGCAAGGTCGTCGGCTGCATCCCGCACCCGGCCAGACTCACGATTAGCAGCAGCAACGGCAGCAGTTGCCGTGTCGATGAACACTTGACCATTTTCCACCACCTTGTTGATTGCCTGTTGCCGGGCCTGCTCTTTGGCGCGCTCGGTACTTTCGTTGAGTTCCTTTGCCTGGGCGTCCGCGGTGTCGCGGTCGTTCCAGCGGGATTGCCACTGAGCATTTGCCAGGGTTTCCCCGTGGTGGTACGCGCCGAATAGCGCCAGTCCCACCAGCAGCAGGACAGCCAGGTAGGGGGCGATTCGCCCCAGCAGGCTCATGCTGCCGCCACTCCCGCCGCGATTGCGTCCGCCCCGCTGCTACCGGCGAACAGAGCCGCTTCAGCAGCCCGGCGCCGGGTAAGACCACGCATTGGCACGCCGGCGGCCTTGTTCCAACGTGCGAACTGGGCCGCGGCGCCAGTCATGTCGCCGGCATTGACCAGGCATAGCAGGGTTGACGACAGGAAGTTACCCGCGCCCAGGTTGTAGACGAAGTCCACCAGCGCATCGAACTGGCCCTGTGTCAGCGCCGCGGTAACCGCTCCGGAGACTGTCTGTTCCCGGCTCGAAAGATCAGTGACGAGCTGATCGGCGGCCTGATCCTGGGTCCAGGTCAGCCCGGGTACGACCTCTGGCCCGGTGTGCCCCCAACCGATGGTCCATGGCGCACCGCCGGTGGCTGGATCTGGATAGGCAGTCAGCGAACAGTTCTCGAAATATTTCAGCACCGCGATACCGTCGGGTGATGTATTCATGGTTTCTCCGGGAACAAAAACCGCTCAAGGGCGGCTGTGGCTGTAAGGTACTGGTCAGGCCGGCGGCGCTGGCCAGTCGATAGTTGTGGGGAACCCGGCCTGGGCCGAAATGCGGTTTACTGCGATCCGGTACTGTTTCCATGCAGTCAAGCTCGCAGTGTCATCAGCCGTGGCGCTACCCAGGTCAACGGCATCCTGCAAGGGGGCAATGCGCAGCGCAGCAACACTGAGCAGACTGTCGCGCTGAGCATTCGCGGCAGCGAGCACCTCGGCACCCGTTGGAGGTGGCCCGACTGGGTCGGGCGGCAGAGTCTCGGAATAATTCTCGGTGTCCGGATCGGGGAATAATTTCGACGGATCGTCCGGATCAGGCTGCGGACCATCAACTGCTCTCCACCCAGACCCATCCTTCAATACTGCATACCTCATATACTGTCTCTCCAGCCAATTACGCAAAGTTTAGTAGTTGCTGAATCAGACCCCCAATAAATATTGCTAGATTCAAGGATCATGTTTTCCCGACGATTATTGATTGTCGATGATGCATTTCGGAAAATAATAGGCGGAGGATTTGTTGTTGAGCTATCACCAGCAAATGAAGTATTTGGAGCCACAACAACTGACTGCTGATTGACTACATAGATCCACAACCCAATCTCCGTTGCTGTAGGCGGTACTACGCCAGATACAGATACGGCTGTCGGAGTCCACGTTGCACTGCCTGCCGTATACCCAGAAGTAACACCGGATGCCAGCGTTGGATAAAAAGTCACGTTAGAACCGGCTGCCGGTTTCGGCTGCACCCAGTTGCCAATCTGGTTAAAGCTTAAGATATTACCAGATGAGTCGGTCCGCACTGTGCCGACCCTGGCTTTGTGCGTATACCCTGCGGGCATTGTTGGGGCAGTCGCGCTTAGTGAAAACAGGCCAGCCGGTGCTCCGCCTCCCCAGATTACGAACTCATTGTACAGAGTTGCTGCAGATGCCGATCCAGAGTCTAGACCGTTTGCACCGGAACTCGCGAGGCTCGGCGCGATACTTATAGCGCGCAGAACTTGATATGCGTTAGATGCACTCTCAACAATGATCTCATCTGCCGTATACGTTGCGACTTTGCTCAGGCCAGTAGCGCCGCCCACAAGATTCTTTGCGGAGCCCTGGACGCCGACTTGCTGAACTCCGTCAATTGCAAACCAAACACCGGCAGCGCTTGATCCGAGAGTAATCGACGACCCCGTAGGTACTGGGTAGGAAGTTACGGCTCCTGGCAAATAGATACTATCAGAGCCTGCCGCCAACAGGTTCATCGTGCCGGTTGCGTAGTTCCAAAACTTAATAGCACTCCCAGCCGGCATAGTTGAAACGGAAGGGAGTGTTACGTTAATTGCCGACGAGCTATTACCGACAATAACTGCTCCCGCGTGCGTTGCTGCGGTGAGGGTTATATTGGCACTAGCAAGAACAAGGCTACTATAATGAAGTCCGACGCCCTGAGCAAACGCGGTAGTTGCAAGTTTAGTCGAGTTGTCGAACTGTGCCGGAGTTACGCCGACTGAGTTCGGTAGCTGATCTAGCACAACCATATCTGTGCCGTCATACACGACGTCCGACGTCTGGCCAGAGGCAATAATGGCGGCGATCTTCGACCCTGTCGCAGTGTACTGCTTGAGGTTCTGCGCGCCCAGGCCCGACACGTTCAGCGTTGGTGTTGCGCCGCCGGCGGCGCTGAACGTCACCTGGAACCGTTGGTTCGCGGCGTAGGCGGTGATCGCTGGGGTCGGTGTCAGCGTGAACGCGGGCGCGGTGCCGGCGGTCGTGAACGCTGTCAGGGCCTGGGTCTGGATTTGACCGGCGTTGACTACTTGCTGGGTCTGCGTTGCCGGGGCGACTTGTTCCGGAGCCCCGGTGCAAAACAGCAGAATGTAGGAGCCTGCGCCAACCGTGGCGTTCCACTGCACCCATGCATCACCGTTAGCGAGCAGCTCGCCGCCCTGCAGGGCGGCGTGGGCGCCACCGACTAGCGGTACCGTGCCGATCCCGTCATTCAGGGTGCAGGCGCCGGTATTGGTGGTTTTGACCTTGAAGCGCAGCGGTGCTGACTCATTGCGTGCGGTCAGAGCTGGAATGAAGGCGCAGACATAGGCGTTTGCGGTGCCGGTATCTTGGGCGAACGAATTGACGCCCGATTGCACCTGCGCAATGGTGGCATAACTCGATAGATCGGGAACACTGGCGTGATACCAAGCCTGAGCCGTTTCTGACCAGATCACCTGGAAGGGAATGCCAGCCTGAATATCCCCGGCTATCAGCTGAACACCGTGCGCCTTCAATAACGGGGCATTGGTTGGGAAATTCAGTAGCCCGACACTGGCGGTAATGGTCGTGCTGCCGGTATTTGTCGAGGACGGGACGATCAGCACCGGAGCGCGAAAATTCGCCGTAGCCGCTGTAGCCGAGTTTTCCCCCAGGGTCGACGGCAACGAGATCACCAGGGCATTGGCCGTACCAGTGGCTGGACTGCTCAGGAAAAAACCACGCTGGACTTCCTCGACCTGCACAAAGCGGTGCTCGCTACCACGAGTGGAGAAGTTGGCAATCGTGTCATTCAGCGACCAGCCCTTGGCCGTGGTGCTTTCCTGGCCGCGGATCACTGTCAGGTTGTCGCCAGAGACGCTGAGCAGGTGGCAGACCTCAAAAACGGTCTCCAATTGGTCCGTCAAGGTCAGCTTCGAATAGATCGGAACCGATCCCGAAACACCCGACGAGATAAACGATGGGTAGGTCAAGGTCGTCGCAAAGAGCGCGCCAGTGCCCGGGAATACCGGGATTACTGTCTGGCTGGCGGTAATGTTCGCAGCGATAGCTCCTTGAACATTGTTTCCAAAGCCTAGAATCACGGGATACTCCTTATGGGTATGTCACGTGCATAAATGATTCGGTTTTAGTTGGGGAAAACCCATACATAAACGGCAACTTGGCCAGCCCCTGCTGAATACAGGAAACCAGGAAATCGGCGACCCCATCACCATAATCCGGGATCATCAAGACATACACCCCGTTGTTGACTGATACCGAGATATCGAAAGTGTTCTGCAAGAACGGGTCAATACCATTGGCGCCATGGATAAAGCGCGACAGCCGCCGCTTCAGCCAGGGGATGGAGAATTGAAAACCATCACCCTTGTAAAAATTCCAGGTCAACAAGCGCTTAAAGATGTCATCCGGCATGCTGTATTGCGTAGTCGCCATGTTCTTGAGTTTGGCATAGGGGATCACGTTGTATTCGACAGTGGCATATGGGCCGATTTTATTCTTTGAGGCCTGATTGTCGATCGATGGTCGCACTTGACCATAAATCCCCAGCGCCATCCAATCCAGCAATGATCCGCTGATCATCGGCGAGGTCCAGCAGGGAAGATTCAGGTTGTTGAAGGCATCTAGGTACTGCTGCGCCAGGTCGTTATAGGCATCAAAAAATGCTGTGATGTTTTCGTCGTCGTTGTACTGAACGAATGGATAGGCCGGAATAATGCTCTCTACGTTAGCCATAGGGCTGTACCGTCACATGTGAAGCGTCAATGGTGAAATAACTATAAATCCCGCCTTGTACCAGCCCCGTGTTAGCGTCTGGCGGAACGATCACCCCATTAATCCCAACTTCCACTTGAATAAATGATATCAGCTCTGGCGCAATGATAGACGATAACGCACTAACAAAAATCTGCTCCAGCACATAGGTATTGATCGGCTTTCCGACATATACACTATTGACGTAATTTACGATGCTAGCCACCGAAGCATTCGACACCGTGGCTGCATCGATAAAGTTCGTCGCCGAGGTATTCCAGGTCAAGATGATGTTAACGGTTTCCGAATCCGGGGTGATATATCCCACCGAATAAGTGTCAGGGTAATCGACGATAGAAACGGTTACTGAGGCCGGCGTATTGCCGAACTGGTCGGTGACTGCGGTGGTCAGCTTGGAAATGTCCGGCACGCTTTCATAAATAGCCTGGGCCACGCTGTAGGGATCTCCACCGCCGACCACCAGCGCCCAAAGACCGTTCGTCACTTGGGTGTAGGAAACCAGGCGCGTCTGCACTCCGGAGATCTTCTCTACCGCCGTCTTGAATGCCTCAGAAGTGCCCTGTACGGAGAACAAGCCTGCCTGTACCACTTGCGCGCGGTAATCAGTGACCGATTGTCCGGATAGCCCGGTGATTCCCTGAATAGGGTTGACACAGGTCAGGCTGATCGAACTGGGCACTGAGGTAATCGTCTCGGTCACCGTGCCGGCCGGGACAGCCCAAGACCCTGGGTTGACCGCCAAGCAGTACACCGGCTGGGTAACGCCGCCGGTCGGAACCGCCGTAAGATTCTGCACCGCATACTGATTGTTGCCGTCGGAAACCAGAAAGCCTTGCGGGATGACAAACCCTACGGTGCCGGTGAACACCACATACACCGAGGTATTCGAGCCGACTCCCTGCGGCACTCCATAGATTTCGCCCAGCGCCTGGATCAGCTTGACGTTGGCCGAGTTCGGACTGACTGAGTTGATCAGGTCGACCAATGCCTGGTCGATCAGGCTCAATGCTCCGGTGGCAGTACTGGCCAAGTCGGTGACCAAAGCGGCCGGGAGGCTGGCGGTGTAGCCTGGAACTTCGGCGGCCACCAGGGCGATCAGGTTGGCCAGTAGCACCTGCGGCGGAGTGGGCTGCGGGCCGGCGGCGGTGACGGTAATGGGCAGCGTTGTGGTCATCTGGCTATACCGCGATGGTTTGGAAAATGGTTTGCCCGCGTAGCGTTATTGCATTGATGGCATACGTGGGAGCGTCGGTGTTCGGCACGCGCTGAATCGACAACGAGGCAAAATAGGCTGAGAACTGCTGCTGGATCATGCTCACCGAGTAATCCGGGGCGATCTGGCTCACGATGCTTTGCCGGGCCGCGATGCCGTACTGTGCATAGAATGGCGATTCGCCTTGCTCGAGTTTAAGGGTCTGGATAAGCGTGGTAATCCAGACCGGAGTGTCATCACCATCGGCCGTGGTGGTTACGGCAACCCATGTGCCATCGGATAGGCGCCCCCACGTTCTCATTGCGCCTTACCAGTATTGATTGTGCTGCTACCGGACTGCACGCCAATGATCGGATGGGTATGATTCTCCAGGCTGATGTTACCGGCCGTCACATCGAACGTGACAGTTACCGGGCCAATCA